GATAAATTCCTGCATGCCAGGCGAGAGGTTGTTGAACCAGTTGGAGAGCGACTGAAGGGCACCGACTATCTTTTCGAGCACAGGCGCCAAGACCTCCTGCAAAGTGCCAGCAATATCCGCGCCGACGAGTTTGAGGTTGTTAAAAGCAACCGTAGCCTTGTCGATCGGATCTAATGTCGCCTCAAACGTAGTGCTTACAGTACCACCGGCATCTGAGGCAGCAGTGCCAAAGGCTTCAAAGTCAAGCGCACCACGCTCAAGCGCGTCCAACATAAACGATGCGCCTTTAGTTCCGAAAAGTTCGCTCGCGAGCGCTAGTTTATCTGTCTCACTTGTACTGCCTGCCAACTGTGCTTGAAGGTCGGCAAGCCCCTGTTCCATGTTCTTGCCGTCTTTTGCCCACGTTACTTGCGCCCTCGAAAGATACGATAGCGCCTTTTCACTGTCAAGGCCCTTCTGTTCGAACCTACCCATGACCTCTGCCGCCGTAGCAAAGTCGAGACCCATGGCCTGTATCTGAGGCGCACCTTTTATGACGGCGTTATATATCTGGTCTACTCCAAGCCCGGTATTCTGGGCTGCCCTTGCCACGGAGTCAAGCACCATGCCTAAGTCATCTGTGCTGAGCCCATATGCCTCGATGGACGCCTTAGCGTTTTGTGTTGACGTCACCACATCCGAACCTGTGATCGCTGCAAATTGAAGCATCTGCTCGGAGGCTTTCTCAAGAGCTGGGCCCGTAAGCCCGAATTGCGTGTTAATCTCACCTATCGCAGCACCTACCGCCTGCATATCCACTGGCATACTACGCGAGATATTTTTGAATGACTCTTGTAAGTCCTCTGCAGCCGCGCCAGTGGCACCTGTCGCGGTAATAATCCCGTCCATAGCGGAATCGACATCTTTAAAGGCCGCAAGGCTTGCCGCTCCAACCGCAACAATAGGCGCGGTAACCTTCATCGACATTTGTTTGCCGACGTCGGTCATTTTGCTGCCTACGTTTTTCAGCGACTGGCTAGTCTTATTTATCGCATCCTCGAATTTGTTTTGTTCTTTGGAAACTTCGGCGAGTTGTGCCTCATACTGTTTGAGTTTTTGTTCAGTCGCTATAACCTCGCGCTGAAAGTCGCGGTATTGCTCCTCGCCTATCTCGCCCTTCTCGTACTGCTCATTTACTTGGGCCTGCGCCTCTTTGAGCCGTTCTAACTTTTCTCGTGTAACGGCTACCTGGTCACCTAGTATCTTCTGCTTTTGTGCCACGAGTTCTGTGTTTTTGGGGTCGAGTTTCAGCAGAGACTCTACCCCGCGAAGTTCCTTCTGAAGGTCTTTGCTCTCTTTGTTGACGTCTGCCAGAGCCTTACTTAGGCCCTTCGTCTCGCCGCCAATCTCTATTACGATCCCTTTTATCTTTCCAGCCACTGCCTCACCTCCTATCTCAGGAGTCGATCTATATCTTCTTGTGTCGCCTCTGTAACCGTTTCTCCGATCATTATGTCAGCCATGAGCGCGATATCGCGGATCCTAAGTTCGTTCATTTCCTCGAAACTCAAGCCTAACTTCTTTCCCACCAAAAGCCATTCCAGCGCCATGTCAACACTTCGAGCGCTACTTTCCGGATCCTTCTTCTTTAGGCCTGTTTGCGGAACGAAAAAAGCCGTCAATGGCCTCATCAGCGATGGCCTGAATAACGCTTGTGTCCGTCACGTCGAAAGAGTCGAGAGTGCTTAGCCAACTTACAAACGATGGGAAAGGCTTGTTTAGCCCATTTGCCGCTTTAGCCATGGCCCAGGCAAGTTGAGCGAATAGTAAGGCATCGAAAGTTTCAGGATCGTCTTCGATATGCCTGAGTCTTATTATATCCGACGCAAGGTCGCGATCGAACTCCTGTTTGTAGAACAAAAGGGCCAAAGGACTAGCCCTCAGCCCTACTTGTTTGCCTCCTATGTTAACTTCTCGCATATCCGCCGGCCTCCTATTACGCTATCGGTTCTAGCGCGAGTATTGCCGCCTTAAGTGCCGCGTCGGCGTCGTTTACCTGTTTTTGCGTGGCTGATGCATTCGCATAGACCGTTTCAGCCGCGGTGAGCGCGGTTGACAAAGCAGCCAGGCTTTCGGTCTTATATTCCGTGGTATCACCTTCCAAAGTCTGGGCCAAGGCTATGGTAGCATTGAGCACGCTCTTATCTACGGTTGCTGGTGTAGCACCAGGCACGGTAACCCTGTCGAAGAACGCATTGTATATCGCTGCATTAGTCTCAGTCGGCTCTATAACGCCCTTAACGATCATCTGGCCACCGACTTCAATCGGCAATATTGTGATAGACAGTGTCGTAGTCGTCGGTTCCAAGGTTTCACCCTTGGTTGCGTGCGCCGGCTCGCTGCGATTCGCGGTGCAATTGTAATACACAAACCGCCTATTTTTAACATCACCGCTCACCTGGCCTAAAAGCGCAAAAGGCGTTGGCATCGCGTTTGCGTCCTCAACCAGCATCCCGTTGTCATCTATCGTCCATCCCATCATGGTTGCCATCACACCATCCGGTATCAGAGCCATTTCGAGGTCTGCGGTGTAACCGTTGTTCGTATTGACCTTAAAGTACGGACCATCATCAGCATAAAAGGTGCTGGACTCGCCTTCTGGCGACGGCGCAAAGTTCACAGCGCCGGGAATGTGTATCGGGGTTCCCCAAGTCGGCGTGCCGCTTGTGTCGGTCCGGAACGCCACATGGACGTTTTTCAAACCGTATATAACTTTATTATTCGCCATTTTCTATACCTCCATTAAGGTTTCGAATTCATAAACTACTTGAAACATTTTCTCTTCATCGATCCAATATTCATACTTCGTGTACACGAGGTCTTCTAAAACTGCTTCCACTGCCTGCTCAGAGGCTATATCTTTCTTGCTGGTGTAAAGTTCCACCTGCCAGCGCCCGACCTTTGCGTAATTTCTGCCGTCTGCTACTAGGTCGTTGCTCATCAGAAATTGGTAGGTGATAAAAGGAGGCTCCTTTGGCTCTTGGAATGATCCATACGCCACACTTAGGCCAGTTCCAGTTAGCATCGTGTACAATTCCTCTACTGTCATGGCTTAGGAGCCTCCTCGCCTTATCACTTCTTCGATATCGCGGGTTACTTGGTCGATCAGTTTTTCTTCTACCGGCGCGATATGCGGACGGGCAGATACCCTGCCGCCGCCGCGTTTAGCATGGCCGAATTCGAGGAGGTGGATTAACTGCCACTTGTTTTTGTTGTATATCGTCATTTTTATCGTACCACCGGATACTTCCTTTTGTGCCGCCCAGCCTCGTGCGTACTCACCTGTTTTCTTCGGTGAGACATTCTTGAGTTCTTTCACCGCGGCCTCAACATCTTCTTCGATAACTCGTGCGATGGCTTCTTCGACTTCTTCGGTATATTCTCGGAGCGCCTTTTCGATTTCGATGGTCAAGTCCTTCATACGCCCGCCACCTCCTCGCAGACAAGTCTGGTCTTTTCTCCTGCCGTGGTTGCTCGAATGATGTTGTATGTTTTGCCCTCGTACTCCAGTCGCGTCTCCCCGCCGTATTCGAAACTGTATATTTCGAACATGAGCGAAGGCCTTAACCCGGTTAACGCTGCGTTATAATACTCCGTCGCGGAGACTGAGAACATATTGGCAAACACTTCGGTCTTAGTCTCCTTTGCGGTCTGATTACCGATGTCGTCCGGTATCCATTCGACGCTTATTAACTTTATCACGTCCTTATGTCGCATCGGTTACGGCCTCCGTATTGTATTCGGTCGACAGCATCAGGTGCAACTTTAGCATCTGGTACGCCTTGATGAGCCGATCTGCGTCCGGGTTATCGTACCCAAAATACGCCTTGCAATAGGTGACGATAGCCCGCTTTATCAGCGCATCGCTTGTGTCTGTCACCTTAATACCAGATACCTGGAGATCCCTTTGTGCTGCACTAATTAGGTCGTTGATCTCCGTGTTAAAACTGTTGTTGGCAGCCGAGATCCTGAGCGCAATTTTCACATCATCGAGCAGAGCCATGTTATCACCTTCTCCCGTATAGAGGGGCTTGTTCCCCTCTATACAATCATATACACGTCAATTTGCGCAGCAGCGAGTGCTGCCGTAGGTGTGATATAATTTTCGGCTAAGATTGATGTGCTAAAATGCGAAGACGCAACAGTTGTCGCTGTACCACCGTTTAAAATTTTAATTACAGTATCATGTGACAATTTATACGGAATACCGAATGCTCCAGCCAGTCCTACGCTAATTGTTTCTGCTGGTTCACCTGGTACGGCTAATGCCGGTAATGTTATTTTTGTCACGGTGGCAAAGGCTTTGGTTCCTAAAACGGTTGCCTTTCCGGTTGATGTTATAGTCTCACTTAATGCCGCACCAGCCGCGTCTGTTCCGGTGATAACCACTGCCCCAACTGCGGTTGTAGCACTACCGGTTATAGACAATACTCGCGGTGTTTTCGGCTGCGTAATTCCCGTTGTAATATCCTGTGCGGCGGTGGTAAGCGCCGTTGCCGCAAGAACATTAGCTGCTCCGGCGGCAGTAGCACTGGCCGCAGGTATGACATAATGCGCAATGTAACCTCTATCAAGCGTTACGCCTTCTATGCTTGTTTTAATATGTTGCCCGATGAAAGGGTCATACGGTGCTAATTGTTGCATATCATTTCCCTCCTTAAGCCGTTATGATAAGTTTTCGGAAGGCCTCAGGTACAGCAATATCGCAGTCGAATATAGCAGTGCCTCTAAAGTCGATTGCGTTGGCCAAAAAGCCGCTCTGTGTCGAGGACTCCACCATGATATCCTGACTCAAGTTCCCAACGACTTTGGATAAGTCTCCGAAGTATGCAGTATTGTTGGCTACATAGTCGCTCAAAATAACCGGGAATCCCATGATACGGAAACCAAC